TGTGTTAGATACCTTTTGGATCTTGTTTCCAAGAGTTTGGAACCAAGTGCTCTTTACGTAAGCAGTACGGTTTGGTGAACTGTTTGCATTACGTGTGAAGATTGCTTCACCAGTGGTTGCATTCAATCCTTTGCTGAATTCAACACCGATTTGGGCGGACCAAGCTTCGGTTGTCACACCTTGAACGGCTTCGCTCAACATGTCTAGGATTTCGAGGTCGATTTCCATAGATACATATTCACTCAATAGAGCAGTAAGTTCTGCTTCTGCATCAATGGAGTGATATGCGTTCAAGTCTTGAGCCAATTCTGGGGTCCAGACTGCCTTCAACTTACGGGTCTTAGCAACGATTGGTTCGCTGTTTAGTACCAAGTTAACTTCTGGGATACTGATATCAGTATCGATGCTTTGTGTAGCAACGTTACCTGCTTGACCGGAACCTTCACCAGCTGTCTTACCAGCTTCGAAGTCACCGCGTAGGTTATCGGTAGGTTGTAGACTGTAGATCAACTTAACTCTGCTTGCTAGACCACCAAATGCGCTGTTGGAAGCGGATACGATGTATACAGATTGATAGAACGGAGTACTCAAGCTACCGGTATTAATAGCACGGGTATAGGTGTTCAATACCAAACCATTGCTTTGTAGAGAAGTTGGTGCGGTTGAACCTGAGATCAAGTTGAAGGAACGTACTGCGTTCAAATCAACGTTGTACATATAACCGTTAGCAGCGATGCCTGTGGTTACGTTATCACTGTGGTTCAAGGTTACCTTGAACAACTTTTTAGCAACTACAGATGCGCTCAATTCAGCATCAAATTGAACATCGTTCCATGAAGCTGTTTGAATTGTATTACCAATTGTAGTGCCGGTTGCACTCTTAACAAGAGTAATAGCAGAGCTACTTACTGGACGAACTGAATAAGCATAAGAACCTTGACCGTATAGACCACGTACTGCGCTATCAGTTGAACCCAACTTCTTACCTGTACCACCAAACAAACTGTCGTTCAATTGCTTACCTGCACGGGTAGTCTTGGAACTACCGTTGTTCAAGTTACGCAAGTCTTGGTTTGGAGCGGTTGTACCATACTTGAAGTCTAGATAGAAGATTAGACCGGATGGTAGATTCATTGGTTGAACGCTTACGAATTCCTTCGCAGCGATTTCAGCGAACACACGACGAACCAATGGAAGAGCTACGCCAGCCCATTGTTCAGAACTGGTAGATGTACCAGTTGTGGTTGCTTCGTCAAGCAATTGCTTTGCTTGGTTTTCCAATAGAATTGACATGTGTGCCTTTTCGACACCTTGGCAACCTTCTAGGAGGCCAGTCTTTTCCCATTTGGATTGTAGTCCACGTGTTTCTGCCATCAATTTGGCCTGTGGATTCATGTTGTTTGTCAATAGACTCTTTACGTCCATACTCATATATTTGTTTCTTTCTTTATTAATTACTGTTAGGTTTTTACTCGCAAACTAATTTTACTTCTTGATTCCTGCGAGTTTTTGGAATCTTGAAGTCATCACTTCAGCTTGAGGTTCTACAATGGTAGAGTCAGGCTTTGTTGATGATACTGGTTTGCTTGCCAAACCTTCGGTGATAGTTTGAGCAGTTGTATTGGTCTTTTTCTTGACAACTGATGCACCGGAATTAAATGATTCGGCTAAAACTGTATATGCCAACTTGACTTCACGAATATTCTTGGTCAAGTCGAAAGTGTTGATGATCTTAAGTTTTTGATCTTCGTTCAAACTCTTACCCTTGAACAACTTGTTGGTATAAAGCAACTTAGCATTCAATAGGTTGGTTTCTGCTAGAACGCCCTTCATGAACTTTACAGTACTTAGAGCTTCCGACAATTGTTTCTTTAGAGTTTCGTTTTCTTCGTTGATAGCTACTAGAGCTTCTGCCATTTCTTCAGAAGTTACGTCATCTTCAGCAGCTTCTGCTACTGGAGAAGGAACTTGACCTGGAGCTGGTACTGGGGCTGGAGCTGGTGGAACTTCTGCAGTAGGAGCAGCAACTGCTGCTGGTGCTGGGGAGGTTTCTTCAGCTTCTAGTTCGGCTAGAAGTTCATCTAGACTGATTTCTTCATCTACATCGGTAGAAGCTTCAGATCCAGATTGTTCTTCGGTATCGGATTCTTCGGATGAACCTTCGGAAACTTCACTTTCTAGTTCGGCTAGAATTTCGTCTAGTTCTGCACTGGTTACTTCAGCACCTTCTTCGACTGAAACTTCTTCAAGTTTTGCATCGAATTCTTGTTTTCCAGGTTGAGTTGTGTTCTTGTTGGAAACAGGTGATGGTTTAGTTGGATGTTGTTTAGAAGCAACGTTGCTGTCATCTTTACCGATGTTAGAAGATCCAAGTTTTTCTTCAATCTTGCCTTCTTCGGTTGTGGCTTCGTCAGCCATTTCTTCCTTGAGCTTTTCTGCGAACATTTCTTTCATGCTTGCAGCAAAGTTTTCTTCAAGGAAAGTTTTTGCGTTTGCCAAAGCTGTTTCACGTACAGCCTTTGCGTCTGCAATGCTTTCTTTTAATAGATCGCTCATAATTATATTTCTGCCTTTCTTATTGTTATTTGTTGGTGAAGCTATTGAAGAACTCCAAAGAAGATAAAATGATATGACATCAAAGAATGATGTATTTGAATAATAAATATATTATAAAATGGAAAGAAGTGGAAATATTTTATATTTATTGATATATGCCTGCTAAAACAGAAAAACAAGCAAGACTTTTCAGACTCGTAAGAGCATTACAAAAAGGTGGAATCAAATCCAAAGAAGTATCTCCACAAGTTCGTAAAATGGCTCGTACTATTAAACCAAGTAGTGTAAAGCACTTTACCAAGGTAAAAGAAATTATTCAAAGACTAAAAGAAAACGAGTATAGTTTGAGTAAAATGAAAAAGGTAAAGGGTGTTAGTCTTAAACAACATTTGATGAAACAAGTTGGATTGCCATTTGATGAAAAGGAACTTGAAATATTTCAAAGTAAACAAACTGGTTTTGCTGGATTTGGTAAAACTACTTTCAAAAATAATAAAACAAACAACGAAATTTACACCGAAGTTAGTAGTAATAATACAAATAAAAAGTTTGTATTCAAAAAATTAGTGGATAATACTGATGGTAGTTACAAATATGCATGTTTTGTACAAAGATCTTTTCTAGATAAACCCGAAAAAGAAATATTGGATTTACTAAGCAATAGTTTTGATAATAAAGACACTGCTGAAAAAACTAAAACATTATCTGACTTCATTGATCGTATTAATACAACTCTAGGATCCATTTAATATGCCATACAATTTCAATCCAAATTTCAATAAACATATGAATCAACCCAAGGATAATTACAAAAACATCAAACGAAAGGGTGACGAAAATCCATATTCAAACCCGGATGTTCGTGCAATGAATACAAATTATAACAACTACAAAAGTCCAAAATTGATTAATTTTTTAAATAACGATAACTTTGAGGAAGATGTTAAAATGTATAAGTTGGAAGATTTGGATCATCCAAACGGATGGAATTTTTCAGAGTTGGATATGTTGGGTGAAATGAATTTTAGAATTGACGACGACTACAAAATGTATAGTGAAATTGAAGTACCATCTCTTCAATTAGAAAATGAAAAAATAAAAGCCTTCGTCTATAAAACTGACGAAGGCTATGTGATGGAAACTAATCGAAAATACGTTTTTGAAACGTTTAATAAATTGTTAGAATATATTGATTCTATCCCAATGAAGCAATACTAACGGAACTTGGTTGACCTTGTGTTTGATAAGCTTGTGGAGCTTCATTAACTTGATCTGCGATTTCGAAATATCTCTCTAAACGGCGGCCAACTTCTTCATACAACATTTCAAGTTGTTTTTCAATGGCCTTCATTTTTTGAGCTTCTTCATACATTTTTGCGGCATCACGTTTGATTTCTTTCATATCACGTTCTACCATTTTGGCCTCCATCCAATCACCACATTCTTTCAAAGCATAACGTTCTGCTAAATTAACAGCTTCCATTATTTTTTGAGCAGTTTCGTATACACCATCGGCCTTTAAACCTTTACGATATTCGTTGTATGATTTAATAGTTTCAACCATATTCTTCTTCTCATAAACGGTAAGAGGAGTATATGCGTGTTCAGTAGAGTTTTCTAGTAAATGTTTTAATTTCATACTTTATAAATATTATAGTTCTGATAGAATGTTGTGGATAATTCTTTCAACATTACTATATGGGTTAATAATTGTTTTGTGTTGTTCAACACTTTCATTTATCTTACCTTGTGGATACATGAAAGCTCCTTGTGTACTTGGATTGCTTACAAAGTCAAAGGCAATTAAATCAAAATCATCTTGTACAACATCAGTACCTTCTCTCATATCTTTCTTAACACTGCCTAATCCACGACTACTGATGCCCAATAAAATTCCAGATTGCAATAAATCTCTTAGAATGTTACCGCTTGGTGTAGGAAGAATTTCGACAGTACCAACTAAATCTTTACCATCCCACCCCATATCCACGATGTTGTGACTAACATTCTTTAAGTTAACAACCGATGATTCTGGATGATCCAATTCACCCATAGCACGACGTTGTTTAACAAAATTTTGCATGTATTTTTCAGCTTCACGTTTCAATACATCTTCTGGATATACCCGACCATTTTGATTTTTAGCATCGGCACGTTGTAATACGCCGTTTACGAGAAGTTTACCATCTTTAAGTGATTCATTCAAAGCAGATCGCTTAAATTCAAATGGCATTACATCAATTAATACTTGTTTCATATTATACTTTTGGTTGTGTAGGAGGTTGTTGTTCTGTACCAGTTTTTGGTTCGGACTGTGGCTCAGTCGAAGGTTCTTCGTCTGAGGTTACAGTATTTGTAGGAGTTGCTGACTGTTGAGGATTTACAAGAGCTTTAGATTTAGCTACTTGATATTGATCCTTTGGTTTCAAATCAGCGGTTCCTAATATTTTAATAGAAAAACCTGGTTTAATAAAGAATTTAGCTACTTTTTGTTTATTTTCTTCACGACCAATTATAATAATTACATATCTATCATAATAATAGTCGATGGCTACACCGGTAACATTGATCGTATAATCAGTCTCCGGTTGTTTATATCCTTTACTTGCTCTTACAACAATTTTTTTACCTAAAATCTTATCTTGTATAGTTTTTTGAAGATTGTTCTTTAGTGATTCTGTGCTGCTTTTTAATTTAGTATCAAATGCAGTAAAATCGGGCAACACATCATAATTTTTTACATCTACAGATGGTTGGGTTTGTGGTTTTTGTTGTGTGGGTGGTTGTTGAACAGGAGCAGATGGTTGTTGAGGAGGTTGTTGTCCTTCTTGTTCATACTTTAAACCATTAAATCCTTCGGTAAATGGTAAACTACCTTGTTTATATCCAACCAAATTTGGATCCAAGTCTGGATCATTGTGTTGAACCAATCCATGTTCATCTGTATAAGTGTCTGCTGGTTCTATATTAAAAGCAGGAGTTGCAAATGCTGGTTGACTATATACTTGATTTTCTAACTTATACCCAGGACTTCTTTTGATAGGTTTTGCTAATTTATATCCTAATTGTGTATAAGTTGCAGGTCTTGCTCCTCTTTTAGAAAAAGCAAATGGGGTTCTAGCAGCATCGCCACCTACAGCAACTGGACCAGAAGCAACTGGGCCAGTACCAGTAGTACTGGCTTCATTTTTAGCTCTTATTTTAGTTAAGAGTTGCTTAATCTTGTGTTTTAGATGGGGCTTCATTCTTTATCTTTTCAATTTCCTCTACTAATTCGTATGCATTTAACAATGAAGTTAGTTGATTTTCTTTTACAATACCCACTACATTTTTATTGGAAAATTGATTTACAACTTCTGTAATTTTAATCTTAACTATATCGGAATTAATTGTTTGAAGATTTTCCTTTAGAATGACACTAACTCTTTTATATTCTTCATTAACAAACTTAGTAAACTTACTTGAATTACTAATATTTGTGATGTATTCTTTAAGTAGTTTCTTTTGTGCTGGTAACAAATTACTATACTTAGTATTGAAATTTTCAATCAAGAATTTATAAGCTAACAATCTTACTTCTGCACTCTGACTTCCATAAACATCCAAACTTTCTTCGTCGTTCTTCTTTTCTTTGGTTAAATTTTCAACGATATATTCTCTGGATTCCAATAATTCGGATACATCAAATTTAACTTCTTGTTCGGCTTGATTTTCAAACAATTTATAAATTGAAGCATATAACTTATAATTGGGAATTTTGTTCTTTAAAAATTCATCAATGTTATATTTTTCTTTTATCTCTTTAATAACGTTATATTTTTGTTTGTTCAATTCACGTTCATCTAATTTTGAACGGGTCTGAAGTACTACATTTAGAATACGTTCGGCTGCGTTGGTATCCTTGCTGGTTTGTTGTAGTACAAAATTATATAACTGTGCTTCTTTGCCAAGTTCTTTACTTTCGTGGAAGTACTTAAACATCAAATTTTTAGTAAACGACTCATCCCTACCCGCCAAAATATCTGCAGTAATTTGACGCGTAAGAAGTTCAAACAATATTCCAGCATTCTTGAATTTTGAATGTTTTGCTTTCTTATGCATAATATTAATATTATTTATAAATATATCGGAACTCCATAAATATATAGGATTTGTGTTTATTCTTTTATATTTCTTTCATCCATAAAGGATTTTTCTTCTCCTTCTCTTAAAATTTTCTTTTCTTCTTCCACAGTGTTCAACATACTGGTTAATCCTCTGAGAGATTCTAATGATAATGGAGATTTGTTTTTATACTTGTGAGTAACTGATAAATCACTACGTCTGTTATTTTCTAATGTACCAAGTGGATCTTCGCCAAAAGGATATTTAGATGCATCTTTTCTACCAGTCTGATCACGTTCAGATAATTTTGGCGGTGTAGCCGATTTAGTTTCTGTTCCACCAGCATCCGCACTTGGTTCTTTAGAAGTAGATTTTTCAGAAGATGTATCTGGTGGTGGTTCCGAACCCAAGTCAGATCCTGGCTCACCGCCTCCCATATCTCCTGTGGATCCTTCGCCGCCACCTTCTTCTTTATCACTTGATTGTAAGAATTTAATTGCGGGATCATTACCTTCTTCTTCTATCTGCTTAAATCTATAAGTTCCCTTAGCGTCATCGATAAGTTGTTTTTGCAACTCAATCATATCTTGATCTGTAAGACTAAAGACATTCTCGTAAATCCACTTTTTACTAAAGAATTTATTCTCTTGCATGTCCTTACTGACTTCAACCTTACTCTTCCAAACATCAATCTTTTCTTTTTCAAAGATTGTAGATGGATTGGTTAATTCCAATGTAAAGTCAACAAGTGATTCATCACGATATCCTTGTGAGTACAAATGGATAACAGCAATCTTATTCAATTCACTAACAATAATTCTTTGAATACGTTGAATTGTACGTGCAAAACGAATATCTTCAGCAGCAAGAGTAGCTTTACCGCTCAAAGATTCATCATAACCCAAGAATGCCTTTGGAATCTTGAGTGCAGCCATCATCTTATTACGAAGATATTCAATATCGTCTGTACCTGTCCATTCAAGACCTGGCAAATTATCAATACTAGTACCACTATCACTGCCACGAACTGGCAAGAAAAAGTCTTCTACCATGTTCTGTAGATTGAAACGTAAGTTATAATCACCAGTTTGTTGATCCAAATATGGAGTCTTTTTCATTTGGTTCATAATACGTTCCATATGATTATCAACTTCATTTGGAGGAATATTACCAATATCAACTTTGAAAATACGTTTTTCAGGAGCACGCATGATACGATGA